GATCCGGAACTCTGGGAGAGCTGTAAAAGTGATGAGGAAAAGCCAGAGGGTAAAACTGCTTACGGAGTGAAGTTCACTCCGGATGGGTCCGAAGTGGTCCTGGCAGGGGCAGTAATACCTAAAGAGGGCAAGGCTCGTATAACTTTGATAGCCTCAGAGCCTACAGGCAGAGGGCTTACATGGCTTGCACAGTGGCTTAATGAGCGTTATAAGATTGCATCCTGTGTGGTTATTGATGGCAGGAACGGATCAGATGTGCTTATAGATAAGATTAAGGACACCTGGCGCTTTAAGGATAGCGTAATTAAGCCCAGTGCTCAAAATGTCATAACAGCTACCAATATGCTAATTAATGACCTAAATGAGCATAATGTAACCTGGTACAGTGGGCAGGATCTCCTCAACGAAAGCGCCATAACATCCACTAAAAGGCATTTTAGTGGGGGCTGGGCTTTTGGAGGGCAAACAAGTGCACCTATAGAAGCCTGTAGCCTTGCTTTATGGGGATGCAAAACAAGCAAGCGAAACCCTAACAAAGCAATGCGCATAGGATAGGAGGCTTTAATATGACAATATGGATACCATACAAGGCTAAAGCCAACGAGAGGCGCAGATCTAAAAGCTTGCATACTAAACAACGCTACTGCAGAAGCTGTGGCAGGATCATAACAAGCGGGGCTCTTTGTCCAGCTTGCATGAATAAGAAAAGGAGCAAGAGCACATGAATATTGACGATATAAAAAACCAGATAGAACAGCACACCGGAGTGCCTGCCTCCCTGCTTAATGGAGAAACTGTGGAGGAGAACATAGCTCAGGCTAAAGCGTTCCTGGCTTATAAGAGGCAAGTGGAACAGGAGCAGCCTAAGAGCACAAAAGAACAGTTTAAAGAGTGGATCCAGGAAGAGTCTGGCATGGAGCCGGAGAAAGATGAGGCTGCAGCTTACCTTGATGATCTGACAGAGGAGGCAAGGATAGAGGCTGGAGGCTATCCTATAGTGCCGGATGGAGGGGAGGCTAACATACCCTTGACCGATTCAAGACCTACAAGCGAGAAATTTGTAGATTGGTTCTACGATGTTTCTGCCTGGGATCCTAAAAAGGCACCCGGGAATTGGTAAATATTTAAGAGAGGAGCTTAAACATGGCTAAAGAGATAGAGTGCCCTATCTGTGGGCGAATATTTGAAACCAAGAAGCCTAACAAGAAATATTGCAGTTTCAGCTGCAGAGAAGCCGGGCGAAAGCTTAAGCGCCTGCAGTGGGAAGATGAAAACCCAACATATAACGCTGAGTACATGAAAGAATACAGGGCAACTCATAAAAAGGAGGCTCTCAATGACCATTAAAAACTGCCCTCACTGTGGAGGCACAGCTTGCCTCATGGCAAACTATAGCAGAAAACTGAGGATGTATTTCACTTTTGTAAAATGTGATGTTTGCGGGGCACAGGGAAAAATTTACAACACAGCTGAGGATCCTGCCTCTGCAGGATGGAATAATAGTGCCTGTAACGATGCTGTAAACGCTTGGAACATGAGAACACCGGAGAAAGGGGCTCCGGATAATTCTCTACAGGAAAATGCGCCTTTAAAATGACGATTTGGGCGAGTTTAACCGATGCTAAAAGGTATTTGCCCATAGCAGAAAAAAATGGCTTAAAACGGAAATTTGAGGCTCATGGGATAGCTTGCAAGGGCAGGCTATCTTTTTTTATTGCTCTTTTATAAAAAGTTGTTGCATTTTATAATATGTTATGATATTATGACCATGAGAGCAGTATGTGCATATTGATATACACATATCAACAGGCAGATGCGCTGGAGAACTCTTCCCAAAAATAGGTTTTTGGGAAGCCTTAAAGCAAGATGCCCTATTTTCAAGGGCTGGGAGCCTGTGAGCTCGATTACATCAAAATATTTTTTGTTCCTGGGCACAAAAAAAATCGAGCCTCATGCAATTGGGAAAAGTCGAGGCTCGACACCTAACACAGGAACTCATAGGAACTGTGCACTGATATTATATCAGAGTCAGCTCCTTAAATCAACAAAGGAGATGATTATTTGAGAGGCGAGTTTAAAACTCAGATGTACTGCATATCTGAGAGCAACGGAGCCATGTTTGAGCTGAAAATGAACGAGGCTCTGCAGAACTTAAGAAACCCGGATATAAGGATGGATCACTCCAAGCCATTCACAGCTTATATATTTTACTCTATTGAGTATGATATACCAGAAAGCGTTACTGAGGCTATGGAGATTATAACCGGAGAAAGGCATACCTGTATAGAGTGCCCTGCCCTTGAGATTTCTAAGGATAAGCGCAAGAAGCGGCACCAATGCACCAGGAGAGGCTGGAAAGTGCATGGAGATACTCCTGTATGTATGGAGTATTACAAGATCCTGGGAGAGCAGGGGATGCTTAAAGATCCAGACGATCAGCGACAGCTTAACGAGTAAAGGAGTAAGCAACATGAAAGAAGTTATTTCTATTGTAAACAGAAAAGGCGGGGTAGGAAAAACTGCAACCTGCCAGGCTCTGGGAGCAGGATTGGCTCTTAGAGGGCACAAAGTGCTATTTGTTGATCTAGATAGCCAGTGCAACTTAACTTATGCTTTAGGAGCGAAAATAGCGCCTCCCTCAGCTATGGAAGTTTTAACCGGAACTGCTACAGCTGAGGATGCAATACAACACGCTCCAGGAGGAGATATTATAGCAGGAAGCCCTACGCTTGCCGGAGCTGATATTTCTATAAAGGATACCGGCAAGGAGTACAGATTAAAAGAGGCACTGGAGCCTATATCCGAGGCTTATGATTATGTTGTAGTTGATACACCTGCTGCGCTGGGTACTCTTACAGTAAACGCTCTTACAGCTGCTAACAGTGTTATTATCCCGGTACAAGCTGAGATCTACAGCTTACAGGGGATAGGACAATTAAGCCAGGCTATTGAGTCAGTAAGGAAATACTGCAACCAAGATTTAAAGATAGAGGGCATCCTAATCACCCGCTATAATTCCAGATCTATTATCTCCAGAGATATGCAGAGCAACCTGGAGGAGGCTGCAGATCAGCTTAAAACGAGATTGCACAGCACTCCTATAAGGGAATGTGTCAGCATAAAGGAAGCTCAGGCACAACAGCAGGATATTTTCAGCTATGCACCTAAGAGCAACGCAGCTAAGGATTACAGCTCACTACTGGATGAGTTTTTAGAAAGGAGTAAATAACAATGGCAAAGAGTTTTAAGAAGAGCACAGAGGCACTTGCGGCAGAGCTGTTTATAAGTGCAGCAGATGAACAGGAAGCGAGGCAAGAAGATCTGGGAGAAAATAAACCTCGTTTAGGTTACAAGATAGGCTATATACCGGAGAACAAAACGGAAAGGATGCAGCTTCTGGTTAAGCCCTCCATTAAAAAAGCTATCAAAGAGCTATCAGCTAAGAGAGAGCTCAGCATGAACGAGCTTATAAATCAGATTTTTGAGGAATATTTAGAAAGGCAGGAGTGAATATGGATATGACCAACAACAAGCTTTACACATTGCAGGAAGTGGCAAATATTCTAAGAGTAAGCAGGCAAACCCTTTATAACAATATCCGTAAGGGCAAACTGCAGGCAACTAAGTATGGCAAGGAATACCGCATAACAGAGGAACAGCTGCAGGATCTGATAAAGTACGGATATGGGGCTTAATGTAAACATATAACTGTATACTGATATACACATACTAATATACTGATAAGGAGATACTATCATGGCTAAAGAAACTTTCACTGTAGAATATTTAGGGAAAATGAGGAAAGAAAACCCTGCCCTCTTTAATCTGTTACAGCTTGCCTCTGATCTTTCAGAGGATGACCTTAATACGATTGCAGATATTATAATCTCTTACAAGGAAACATTTGGAAAATAAGGAGATCCCATGCTTATAGGAACATTTACACCTAAAGAAGAACAACAGCTGAGGCTCCTCCGGGAAAAGCATAAACTAGAGCTACTTAACACAACGGATAAAAAAGAGCAGCTGAGGCTTAGGATACAGTTTTCAGAGGATTTAGCTCGTTTTATAGACCAATGCCAAAAGGATCGTTTTAATAAATTGGGAGGAGATCCGGAAGCTATCCTGGCAGATGCTAAAGACACAGCCGGGGAGATCATTAACCAGCAATATAATGAGCTTTTATCTCACTCCACAGCTGAGGAACTGAAAGGGCTTAATATAGTTTCTGTTATCAATGGCAAGGTATACATTAACACAAACTTTATTGCAGATGTGCTCCAAGATGAGTTTAAGCTGCATATAGATGCCTTGCATGATGATCCGAAACACCTGCAGCAGCTCTACTCTTATATCATTGATGCTATAGAGGCTAGTGATGTTGTAAAGGGAGGAGAAATTGATATAGCCGGATGGGAGAAGCCTAATCTGGAAATTATGCGCTACAGGCGCAGCCCCTTAAGAGATATACATACCTATGGGCTCATGAATGATAATGCAAGCACTCACATGTTGCAGGAGGGCGAGATCTTCCAGACAGAGGCAGATGGCCAACTCGTTGCACGCTGGGCAGTGCCTCAAGCTCAGCATCCGGATCCAGTTGTAACTTATATAGCTCTCACTTATGAGGGCACCGAGGGCAAGATCACCAGAAAGCTCACAGCTTTTGATAAGGCAGTGTATGAGGCTGTTGCTACACGCTTCTATTATTGGAAACTGGACAATGACCAGAAGCCTTTATATATTACACCGCAGGAGATCTGGCGCACCATGAACGGAAAAAGAACTGGAGACAGCAGCTCCAGACCAGGGAAAACTAAACTCCAGAAAATCTGCAACAGCATGGATAAAATGCGCTTTACTAGAGTTTATATGGACATAACAGAGGAGATTAAGCCCTTTAAGCTCCAGATAAACGATGAGAGGATAGAAAGTGGGCAAATTGATGACTACCTGCTTAATAGCAGCAAGGTAACTTTCATGACCGATAAAGGCAATAAGGTAGAGGGGTACAGGATCACAGAGGAGCCTATTATCTATACTTACAACTCCCTTAAAGATCACCTGCTCTTTGTTCCTTATGACCTCCTGGATACATCTGCAAATATAAGCGACAGAGAGAATGTAACCGAGTTTAGAAACTACCTCCTGCAACAGATCCAGCTCATGAAGAACGCTGGAGAGGGTAAAGGCAACTTTAAACGCAACAACATTATACTGCTTGCAACCATTTACGAGGGCACAGGCATCCTCCCTCCAGAGGAAAGAGCAAACTCTACAGCTTTCACATCTGATAACGCAAGGCAGACCTATATAAGAAAGACCAGGAAAGCAGACCGGGAAAAGATAGAGGGGATCCTGGATGCTTGGAAAGATAAGAAGTGGATAAAGGATTATGATGCTATCAACGGAAATAACGAGAAGCTGAAAGCTAAGCAACAGGCGAAAGGGTACCGCATATATGTATAATGTATCCTGTAGGAGTATATGCTGATGCTTATATACATCTTGCCAAAGTTGATAGGAGAATTTTTGGGTACAGATAGGAGAACTTTTGGGTACAGATTTTGATTTATAGGAGAACTTTTGGGTACAGATAGGAGAATTTTTGGGTACAGATTGCCTCTAAAAAAAGTGGCTTCGAGCCTTAACTATCAAGGGCTCCAGCGTTTTTTGAAAAATCCTATATATAAGTTATATATAAGTTATTATATATAACTATAGCACCAGCGCCTGCTTTACTTGAAAGCAGCAGGCGCCTGTGGTATAGGAAGTTATGGGAGGGTCAATGCAAACAGTAAAGGAGTATTTACAACTCTATAGGGAAACTAGAGATATATCAAAACGCAACAGGATAGAGTCTGAGGCTGAGCTAGAGTGCATTAAAAAAATTGAAAACAGTACGCATGGCACAGACGCTATCCGGATCCGGAAACAATTAGCTAAGCTGAAATACAAGGCACTTAAAATAAGAGAAAGGGAGCAAGAGGATGAGGAGTTATGCCAGGAAATCCTAAACTTCATTAACCATCTACAGGGAGATAAGAAAGAGATTTTTTATAAAAGATACATCCTGGGAGAAAAATGGGAGGATATTGCCGGAGAAATTTATCTATCTTTGGGCAGAGTGCAAGGGATACACAGGGAAACTTTAGAGGAGCTGGAACGGAGCTGGCAAAGATAGCAAGCATATCGTTTGTACTCCCATTATGACAGCTTGCCAACTTTAGCAAGCATAGCATAATTCCGTAAAACGCAAATTAGGGATACCCTAAAACCCATACCATTAAGGGAGGAAACCAATGGAAGCAACAACTATTAAAGATTACTTAAGGTATTATGTTGAGAGCATAACAGACAAGAGCAAGGGAGGCTCTTATATCTGCCCGCTGTGTGGGAGTGGTACCGGGCGAAACCATACCGGAGCTTTTAACATAGATCCTAAAGATCCTACCCGCTGGAAGTGCTTCAAATGCGAGGAAAGCGGGGATATATTCGACCTTATAGGAAAGTATGAAAACATACCAGAATACACAGACCAATTAGCCAGGGCGAGAGAGATCCTGGGAGATACTCCAGCAGTAAGATCTGAGAAAAGGGGCAAGACGATGCAGCAGGAAGCAGAAAGAGATTACAGCGCATATCTTAGGGAATGTGCAGAGAGAATATCAGACGAGAGAGCACAGGCTTATTTAACCAGCAGAGGGCTCTCCGGGGAGATAGCAAAGAGATTTAAATTAGGATATGATCCTCACTATAAAGGCGAGACAGGCAAGCTTAAATGGCAAGCTCTGATAATACCTATAAGCTCAGGATCTTTTGTGGTAAGAAATATAGATCCAAATAACCCAGACAGATACAGAAAAACCGGAGAAGCAAGGCCGCTTAATTTAGATACTATAGGGAAAGCAGAGAAGCCTGTTTTTATAGTTGAGGGGGAGATAGATGCTCTTAGCATTATGGAAGTTGGAGGAGAAGCTGTAGGGCTTGGAAGCGTTAGCAATAAAAATAAGCTGATAAACTACTTAAAGGAGCATAAGCCCTCACAGCCTTTAATTCTTGCCTTAGATAATGATGATGCAGGCGAAAAGGCACAGGAGAAACTTAGAGCAGACCTCCAGAGGCTTAAAATTGAGTTTTGCGAGGCGAAAATAAGCGGGGGGTATAAAGATCCTAACCTAGCGTTAACGAACTCTAGAGAAGCATTTACAAGCGCTATTAAAGAAGCTGAACTGGAAGCTGTAGGGATACTAGAAGCAAAAAAGGAAGCAGAGAAAGCTGAGTATTTAAAAAGTGCTGCATCCACTTATATTGATGGCTTCATGAGTGATATTATAGAGAACTCAAGCAACCGAGTAATATCTACTGGTTTTAGGAACTTAGACAAGGCTCTAGATGGGGGATTGTATCCAGGGCTTTATATTATAGGCGCTATATCATCATTAGGTAAAACTACATTAGTATTACAAATAGCAGACCAGATAGCACAACAGGGCAGAGATGTTATGATAATATCTTTAGAGATGGCAAGATCAGAACTTATGGCTAGATCTATCTCAAGGCTCACCTTTTTGCATGAAGTTAATACTAGAGGGAAAATCCAAAATGCCAAAACTTTCAGAGGAATAATGAGCGGGGCAAGATATGAGAAGTATAGCACTTATGAGCTCGATACAATAGATGCTGCCATTTCTGATTACAAGAAATATGCAAGCCATGTATTTATTTATGAGGGAATAGGGGATATTGGCGTAGAGCAGGTAAAAGAGATAGTACAGCAACATATTTCTGTTACAGGCAATAAGCCTATATTATTCATAGACTATTTACAGATATTAGCCCCCTACGATCAGCACAGCACAGATAAGAGAAATACTGATAAAGCTGTATTAGAGCTAAAGAGATTAAGCCGAGATTTTGAGATACCGGTAATAGGAATAAGCAGCTTTAACAGAGATAGCTACAAAGAGGGCAGCGGGAATAAAGGCAGGGTAACGCAAGCAGATTTTAAAGAAAGTGGCGCAATAGAGTATAGTGCTGATGTCCTTATAGGGCTGGAATTTGTTAGCGCTGGCACAAAAGATTACAGCGAAAAAGTTGAGAAAAGGAAAGAGCCCAGGGAAATAAGGCTAGTTGTGATAAAGAACCGAAATGGCAAGCCATGGGAAACAGCCATTTTCAATTATCACACATTATTCAACTGCTATGATGAGGCAGGAGAGGAGACGGATCCGAAGCCTAAAGCAGATGTTTTCAAGGGTATGAAATAAAGATAAACCCTTACAGGCTGGCTGTCGAAAGACAGCTGGCTTTTTTATTGCTTACGCTTGACAGTAAAATGATTTTACAGTATAATTATATGTGTATAAAAGTATACACATACTGTTAAACATAGGAGGAAATACATGGCTAAAAAAAATACTACCGCAGAAGTTAAGGCTCAGATTAAAGAGCTGAAAGATAACAAGGCAAACCAGCTGAACGAGATCCAGCAGAAGCAGAGAGAGGCAAGGGCTGAACTGCAGAAGATCTGGGTAACGATCAGAGAAGCTGTGGCTAAGATGGATACCGCAGCTTATGGGGAGGCTAAGAAGAAAAAGTACGAGATAGAAACTGCTCTGGAGATGTATGATGAAAGATACAACCAGATCAAGAGGCAGGAGTATATCAGTGAGGCAAACTCTGACAAAGTTATAGACAGCCTGCTGGAATATGAGAAAACCCTGGAACAGG